GTGCTTGAACTCCTAACTCAATAGTTAATAATATATTATCATGGCAACAACCTATGTAGACTACACAGCAACAGCAGCTCAGACTGACTTTGCTTTCTCATTTCCTTATCTTGAAGACGAACATGTAACCGTAGAAATAAACGGTGTTGCTACGACTCTCTTCTCTATCGTTACTACTCCGGCTACTAAAGTAGTATTAGACAGTGGTGCAACTGCTGGTGACATCGTCCGAGTACGCAGAAGGAGCCAACGAGACACTAACCTTGTAGACTTCCAGAATGGCTCAGTACTTACTGAGGCTGAACTAGATAGAGCATATTTACACAACAGATACTTAGCTGAAGAGATCAGTGAATTGAACGACGCTTCTATGCAAATCGAGGCTGGTGGTACAGAGTGGGATGCTAAGGGATTACGAATAAAGAATGTAGGAAGTCCTACAGATACTACAGATGCCTCCACTAAGCTCTATGTAGATAACAAAGTAAACCAAGGACTGTACGGTTCTGATGCTCCGTTGAAGTGGCAATTTACAGGAACCGCTGGTACTAATACTACATACACTGTGACTGGTGCTGAGATCAGTGGTGATACTGTATACGATGTAAGCGTTAACGGTTTAGTACAAGAACCTACTGTTGATTATACGGTCAATCCTGATACAGATACATTAACAATTAAGACCACACTTGCTGGTGGAGAAGATATTGTTATCATTCAGCGAGGATTTGGAGTAGCTGTTACAGGTACAGTAGGATCAAATCAATTAGTTAATGGGTCTGTTATTACAGAGAAAATAGAAGACGGTGCGGTTACTACCGCTAAGATCGATACTGGTGCTGTTACTACTGCTAAGATCGATGCTGGTGCTGTTACTACTGCTAAGATCGATGCAGACGCAGTAAACGGTAGTAAGATAGCAGACGATTCTATAGACAGTGAACACTATGTAGATGGTAGTATTGATACTGCACACATAGCTGACGGAGCTGTTACAAGTGGTAAGATTAGTTCAACAGATGAAGTATTTAATATAAAACCTAGTGGTAATGTAGGTATAGGAACTACTGATGATTTACACACCTTAGATGTTAAAGGTTCGCTTCAAGTAGGTTCGGATGAAACAGGAGATTATACTAAAATTATACTTTCCAGTGGGTCTGCTTTAGGTTTTGGGTCGGCTGGTCAGGAAGGTAGTTTTGAAATTAAACCTCAAACTATTCCTGGTACAGGAACCTCAGACCACGCTACTTATTTTAAAAATGCTACAGGTAGTTTAGGAAATTCGACACAACACAATGTAATTGTCGATGGAGAGGTATGTATTAATACAACTACACCTGATGGTCGATTAACCGTTGAAGAAGACAGTGCAACTGATGATATTATAGCTAGATTTGTACATACCGGAAACCCTAGTCTAGGGTCAGGTAATGGAGTTGTTCGTGTAGTTAGGATAAACAGTAGACCTGGTAATTATCCATCGGGTGACATAACTTATTTAGATTTAGCAGTTGATGCTGATAATAATAAAGTAGGTTTTGGTGCTGGCAATTCAGCCGTTTCTCTCCCAGCTGGTCAAAGTGATTTATCTAGGTGTCATCTTATTTTAGACCCTTTAGGTAAAGTAGGTATTAGTAACATTAATCCTGCCTATGAATTAGATGTAACAGGCGATATAAATGCAAGCGGAGAGGTTCGTAATAGTGGCGTTATCTTAACTTCTGATGATCGTGTAAAGCACAATGAAGAAGTTATAACTAATGCTTTAGCAACTTTAGCACAGCTTACTCCAAAGAAATACATCAAGACAACTGAGATGTATGAAGCTGACCACAACTTTGAATTAGATGCTGAAGGTAGACCTGTTGACGAGGAAGTTGAATACAAAGTAGAAGCTGGTGTTATCGCTCAGGATGTACTTCAAGTAGAAGAGTTAGCATTTGCAGTGACTCCTGAAACCACTAATGAGGACGGGGAAGTTGTTGGTCCACATGGTGTTAATTACAATAGCTTATTTACTTACGCTGTAGCTGCTATTAAGGAACAACAAGCTATCATTGAAGATTTAAAAGCTAGAGTAGAGGCATTAGAAGCATGATTGAATCTCTATCTGGACTTTTGAACACCGCTCTAGCTATTGCCCTTGGAGTTATTGGGTGGATTATTAAACGCATGATTGAACGCTTGGACATTGGTGAGAAACGGATGACTAAGATAGAAGTGGAGTTAGCTGCTCAACGGGAAAGAGATATAGCTGTTGAAGCACGGATAGCTAAGGTAGAGGAAGCACTTAAAGAAGTTCACAACAAATTAGATAGAATGTTAGAAGTATTAGTGAGGAAATAGATATGCCAAAGGGATTATATTACAACATTAACAGAAGAAAGAAACTAGGTATTAGTCGTAGTAAGAAGAAGTCTACTATATCTGCTAAAGCCTACGCTAATATGAAGCGTGGGTTTCCGAAGAAGTAATGGCTAAGTCTGTTTCACTATCCCTCGGTAGAGGCGAGAAGTCCCGTAAAGGTGGACTAACTGCTAAGGGTAGACGGAAGTACAATCGTGCTACTGGTTCTAAACTTAAAGCTCCTCAACCTGGTGGTGGTCCACGGAAGCGTTCCTTCTGTGCAAGGATGTCTGGAGTCAAGGGACCGATGAAAGACAGTAAAGGTAGACCAACAAGAAAAGCTTTAGCGTTGCGTCGTTGGAAATGTTAAGACGACCTAAACCACCTCGTATACATCCGCTTACTTTTCAAAGCCGGACGATTGCTGCTACAGCACCTAAAGAACTTGAAGACTTCAACGAACTAAAGTTAGATCACAAATCTGAAGGCGGTATATTAACATACGACTCACAAGATAATAAGTGGGAGTCAGTTAGTAACAACGAGTTTATAGAAGACTTAATTGAAGCTAGTGAGTTTATTGACGCTATTATCGACGGAGGCACTGCAACATCAGAACAATTCTATGTAGAAGCTTTTGATTTAGACGGAGGATCAGCGTGACCATAAGAAGGATACTACTGCGTAGAAGTACCGCACTTGAGTGGCAAACTGCTAACCCAGCCTTACGGCAAGGTGAAGTAGGAATCGAAGTCGCTGAGAACGGTTCTGCAAGTCGCATGAAAATTGGAGATGGCTTTACTTCGTGGAATGATTTAGCATATACCGATGATTACACGCTAGATACGATACGGGAAGAGTACGGTGATGAAGCAACCTTTGAAGTAAATTTTCAATTACATAAATCTTAACACACAACATTAATTATATATGCCAGCTACTGATATATTCGGAAAAGTAGGGGAGAAACTCGGAGCTGAGTTCAAAGCCCTTTCAACAGAACTGTCGAGTGATTACGCAACTAAGGTTAGCCTTGGTAATGTACAGACCGACTTAACGAGCTTAACCGCTAGAGTAACCACTGAGGAAGGTAATGTAGATACATTGCAATCTGACCTCACCGCACTTACTGGTCGTGTTACAACTGAAGAGGGTAATGTAGATACCTTACAGTCTGACTTGACTGCACTAGCTGCACGAGTAACAACTGAAGAAGGGAATGTTGACACGCTTCAATCGGAGATGTCGCAAGCTCAAACGGATATTACTACCAACTCTACTAATATATCTAACCTAGTAGACGGTACTGATTCCTTCTCCTCCTTAGTAGCTACCGCAGCCTCTATCGGTGATCTTACTGTTACTGGTACTACTACCACAATCAACACTGCTACTCTTAATGTAGAAGACAATATCATCGAAGTTAATCTTCAGTCTGATGGTTCTGCTACTGCTGACACTGGTGGTCTTGATGTTAATCGTGGAAGCGGTGTAGACAAAGCTAAGTTTGTATTTGATGAAACTTCCGACAAGTGGAAGGTTTTAATTGGTACTAGTGCAGCTCCTTTAGTAGCCAGCACTGTTGAAGCTAACTTGACTGGTAATGTTACTGGTGATGTTACAGGTTCTGTCGCTGCTCCTAACGGAAGCGGTATTACTATTAACAGTGTCGCTCTTGGAGATTATTCCACTTTCGAGTCTGCGTTTAATACGGCTAAGGCTTAATGTCTGATATTCTTGCCCAGATCGGTAATAAGCTGGGGGCGGAGGTCAAGTATCTCCAAACCCAGATTGATGCCGGAGGTGGAGGGGGCGGTAGTGACCCTACTGATGATTATACGGAATCTACCTTCACTAATGGGGTGCTGACTGCAATGACGACCTGGACGGACAACACTAAAGCCGTATTAGTTAGTGGTAAATCATTTACATATACAAGTGGTTTACTTACCCAAGTCGTTGAGTCAGACGAGAATAGTACTACTACATTAACGAAAACGATAACATACGATTCGGAAGGTAACTTAGAGTCGATCACGAAGGATTACGCATAATGACTTGGACTTACACACCATCCACCCATTCATCGGGTAATCGAAATGCACTAGAAGTAGACGCTGGTACTACAGAGAACGATCTTAGCGGTTTGATCGGAATGACTGGTGTGACACATTATGTAAACGAGAATCATATTGATGTTTATGAAATCGCAGCCAATACAAAAATAATAATAAGAGGAACTTTGTATCACAATCCTGATACGGAGATATTGATTCTACATCACACTAATACAGGTCTTACTAATAGTACCGCAACGACCGCAATGAGTATCAGTGGGACGAATGCGAATCCAGCTTATTACTATTACGGCACTACTAGAACAAATTCAACTAGAGGCACATCGACTAATTCTAAAAGCACAGGCTTAATCTTTACAGGTGCTAGGATTTCTAATTGGCACCCTAGTGACGCTATTATTTCTGGTGGTGGTACTAAGTCTAGCTTTGTTGGTAGGGGCGGTGTGATACTCACAGGTAGACCTTGTACTGGGTCCATGAATCTCGATGTTATCGGTACTACTTGGAGAGGTACAACATCAGCACTTGAGTGGCGTAATCCATTCGGGAACAGTAACGGATCGTTTGACGGTACATTTGACGGTGTTGCTGTTTTACTACCTGCATTTAATGCGACATTTAATTTTGCCAACTCGTCAATCGGTGAGGTCATCAACACAGGTAACATCACAGAACACACACTTCGAGAGTTCGATGTCTCTCAGAATATTAACGACTATGACATCGGATCGGATGGGCTAAATGGTAGGACGCATAGGGAATACGAAGTCATCAACTCTGCGACAGGTTCGGATGTAGTGAAGATGTGGAGAAACACTAGAGGCTCGACAGGTCAGCGTGGTGTAGTCGTTACCAAAAAGGAAGTTTCATTTAATTTTAAGGACGCAAGCGGAACTGCAATAGAAGGTGTAGAATTGTACCTTGAGGATAATCCATCCACTTACGCCAAGAATGCAGTATTCTTAAAAAGTAAATCTGCTGACACAACCAATGGATATACTGCATCGGGCGACTCAACCATAACGAGAGGTACTGTAAATGCCACTGGCGACATGGTTTACGATTACACTACCTCCGAGGTCTACAATAAAACAAGCGATGCAAGTGGCAATATAAGTACGTTTGAGGTTTTAACGAGCGTTCAAGTTCACGAATATAATACCAATGATGCAGATGCCGCTACGATCTACGGTATGCACATCCATAACGGAACATGGAGGGTTAGTAGCTCAGACTTATCAGGCGTTTCTTACGCAGATTGGGACACAGCTAACTTCGGTAACTTCTATCGTGTAGACCGTCGTTCAGACTCCAATACAAACGCAGATGATTTCACCTTTAAGTTCTGTTCGTATGGACATTCTTTGTCCTCATCGTCTCAAGCTCTTAAAGGACTAGGCGAACTATCAGTTAGCTGGGTTTTATTCGACGATCTTACTATTACTGAGTCCAACAAAACTACTGTAGATGCTTACACAGAAATAGAAAACTCCAGTAAGTTCTACGACAGAGCTAAATCATATCTTACCGATAACTACGCAGGAGAAGGAGCTACAATCGTCGCCCGATCAGGAAATGAAATTGACGTTGGTTCTTATAATTTGGTTATTGATGCAACTGCTACTGAAGCGTTTGCGTTCGACGGTTCCACTATCACGATTAAAGCGTCTACCTTTACAGGAGACCTGACAACAACAGGTACTATAACTCTATCCAACGGAGCTAGTGTTCTTGGTCAATATACAGACGCTAACGGTACTAATATCATTCTTCCGTGGTCAGTAACAAACATCGAAGCGGGTAGTACGCTTCAGCTTTATAATGTAACCAAAGACGCAGAGGTTGTTAACCAGGTAGTATCAGGTACAAGTGATAACGGTACATACACCACTTCTCAGATTTCCGCTAACGACAATATAAGACTACGACTTACTTGCCAAGCTGGTGCTGAAGCGTTCCTTGCATACGAAGCGTTTGGTGTAGCAACAACTGCTGGTATATCGTTTAGAGCGGATCAACAAGCTGACACAGTATACAACGGTAACGGTATTGATGGTTCTAGTATTAGTACACTTACCGCTGACTATCCGAATGTGCAGATCGATATATCTGATGGTGATGGTTCCGCTGATGCACGGGAGTTATATGCGTTCTATGTATACCAATCGACAACATCAACAGGTATTGAGAATTGGTTCGGTGCTATAACCGCTATCGATTCTATGAACTACAGGGTAAATACCGCTGTGGTTGACATTAAACTACAGAATACAGGCACCACCGCTTTAGTTATTTCAGGTGCTAGGATATACAGAGATAACAATACATCTATCTTACACGCTGAAACAGGTGATCTACCTATGACACTTGATGCCGGAGAACTTGTTCAGTACATCGCTCCACAAGTTGACACAGCTATGAATAGCAATACAAAGCTTGCAGGTATAGATAAGAACACAAAGTTAATCCCAGCATTATTATAAGTCATGTTAAGTCATAAAGAAGGAAGTAAATTGCACGACAAGATAGCTGGTGCATATCGTAACAGTATTGATCTGATGGAAGCTGACGGGGAGTACAACGCTGCACTGCTTAACGGAGCTAGACAGTTCCTTAAAGATAACAATGTTGTTATGGACTCTGGAATGGGTACGCCATTGAATGCTTTGTCAGATCAACTGAAGACTTTACCATTTGAAGAAGAAACACCAAGAGATACCGCCCAAGCTACGGGACTTTAGAAACTTTCTATTCCTGGTTTGGAAACACCTTAATCTACCAGACCCAACAACGCTTCAATACGACATCGCTGAGTACCTGCAAAACGGTCCAAAGCGGTCTGTTATCATGGCGTTCCGTGGTGTAGGTAAGTCTTGGATAACAAGTGCTTTTGTAGTACATCAGTTGCTACTAAACCCCTCCAAGAACATACTTGTTGTATCAGCATCTAAGAATAGATCAGATGACTTCTCTACTTTTACCCTGCGTATCATTCAAGAGATACCTATACTTAGTCATCTCAAACCGTCAGAGAACCAACGATTCAGTAAGATAGCATTTGATGTAGGACCTGCTCCCGCCTCTCACGCTCCCTCTGTTAAGTCACTTGGTATATCGTCACAGCTAACAGGTTCTCGTGCTGATATAATTGTAGCAGACGATGTGGAGGTAGCTAACAACAGTGCCACACAAGGAATGAGAGATAAGCTGGATGAACAAGTAAAAGAGTTTGACGCTATCATAAAACCATTAGACTCCTCAAGGATCATCTTTCTTGGTACTCCTCAATGTGAGGACAGTATATACAACAAACTGCGAGAGAGGGGCTACAAGAGCCGTATATGGTCGTCTGAGTATCCTGGTGAGGAAGAAGCTATAAATAACTACGGAGGCGATCTAGCACCCCTTATAGCAGATAACATAGCTCCTGAGACTGTTGGTACTTCTACAGAACCTCTACGGTTCACAGACTTAGACTTAGAAGAAAGAAAGATGTCGTACGGTCGTACTGGGTACGCTCTACAGTTCATGCTTAATCCTAAGCTAAGCGACGCTGATAGATACCCCCTAAAGATTAACGATCTAGTTATAACAGATGTTGATACTGATGTAGCTCCTGAAAAGATCGTGTGGTCTAGTGATCCTGATAACTGTGATAGAGAACTACCTAATGTAGGATTAGCTGGAGATCGATACAGAAGACCTGCTAACACCGTTGGAGATATGATACCGTACAGCGGTTCTGTCCTATCTATTGACCCGTCTGGTCGTGGTAAGGATGAAACTGGGTACGCTGTTGTTAAGATGCTAAACGGTCAACTGTTTGTTCCAGCTGCTGGTGGTATAAAAGGAGGGTACGATGAAAAAACTCTTAAAGAACTGGTAGCTATAGCAAAAGATAACAAAGTTAATAAGGTAGTTATAGAGTCTAACTTTGGTGATGGTATGTTTATGGAGCTGATAAAGCCTCTGTTTAGAACAACCTATCCGGTAACAATAGAAGAAGTAAGACATAACAAACAGAAAGAACTTCGTATAGTAGATACTCTGGAACCAGTCCTCAATAGTCACCGTCTAATCATCGATCCTTCCGTCATCACGGATGACTACAGGTCTGCTCTTAGCTATCCTATTGAACAACAAACCAGGTACATGCTTATGTATCAGTTATCTAGAATAACAAGAGATAGAGGTAGCTTAGTACATGATGACCGTCTTGATGCGTTATCAATAGCTGTTGGTTATTGGACAGCACAGATGGCTGCTGATGTTAACCAATCGATGATTGATAGACAACAAGAACTGTTAGAAGAAGAGTTAACAAAGTTTACTGATAGCTTTCATAAACAATCTAACAAAGTTGTAGCTAACCTCTGGATGTAATAACAATAGGTGCTGTTGTAGTTAGTACATTTACAGGTCTATTTATAGACACACCTATCCTTAAAACCTAACTTAAGAATATCGTTGTTAGTCACCGTTTCTAAGTATTTAGCGAAAGAACGAAGTATGAGCTAAATCATCAGCTGTAACTAATCTGTGGTAGCTGTAGCTACTATAAAGTAAGCTTTGTAAAAAGGAAAGCTATAGCAGTAGGCAGCTAATACGACTCTAACACACTTGCTTGTATACTTGCTGTGTAAATACTAAGAATCATTTTAAAGTACAGTTTAAGTACTATCTTAATATCAATATTATAACGATCTCAAACCGTAGGGAGGTTGTAAAGCTTTTTTTTAAAGATGGTAGATAAACACTGGTTAAGAATCGTACTACAGATTTACCTATCATTCCGTCTCGGATATTGTTATAATATAAACCTATGGATATCAACGAACAGACAGACACCCTACAGTACGAACTAGCTAAGCTGATATACAGGTTTAAAAAGGAGTACGATCTTAACGACTACACTATAGCAGGATGCCTGGACTTCGCTAAACTGTCGGTGTTGACTGATACAGATGATGTTATATTCACAGCTGAAGAAGATGTTATAGAGGACGACGACGAGCCGTTTGAGCCTAACTTCTAAAAAGATTTGGTAGAAAAATCCGAGACCCCTACGCTATATACGCCCGCGTTTAATTACCCCCGCATACCCGTAAGATTATTATAGGACAGGGGGATATTTATACAATTAGACATAATCGATATTGTGCGAACTCGCCTTGGTAATCAACGACTTATGAAACAAATCAGCAGGGAATCCAGTAAAAGCTCTCAATTATTTTCGTAAATCGACAAATCATACTTGTTATTTGCGTCAAAGCTTTGGGTTAAATATCAACTGATCTTGTCGCTGTTATCGTATCAAGTTATCATGATGCGTTGATATGTTTGGTCTTATGTTTTTGTTTTTCTTTCAGGTTCTTTCCTAACTCTCTAATCATCAGCTACTTATAACTTAAGTAAGTGCGAGATTGATTCTTTGGTGTTATTTCTTAAAACTTTTTTTACTTTTTTTAATCATTGATTTAGCGAGGTTTACAACAAACTTTGATTGGCTTGCCTTGACAACTGTCACTGATACTGTCAGGGTGAGGCACATGAATCAAATTATCACTATCGAAAAACGCAATGTATACGGCAATGAGCTTATATATGTTGTTTCAGACCACGCCAAAGCTATCAGCAAGCTCACAGGTAAAAAGACCATTGATGCAAGCGATATAACTACATTAGAAGAACTAGGCTTCACAGTCAGATATAAATAATATTATGAAACAAAACGAGTATTTACTGAGCAAAGCGAATAAATGCGATAGGAGCGTAGCGACTAAACTAATTGACCTCTTAATCATCAACTTAATCTTTGGTAGCTTCTGGCTATTCGCTTTGATCTACTTTACTTCTTAATTACCTATGAAATGGCAGATATTTTAAATTTCACTAACTCTTTACACTACTAAAAAATTCTTACCTTACCTGACCATGAACTATAAAACTATACTTACTCGATATAAATTAAACGATAATTGGATTGTATCTGAAAGCTTTTCACTTGAGGAATCTTTGTTATCTTATCGAAAGCTTTTAAAATCTAGATTGATAAAAGATAGACCGCAACGATTTAGCTTTCAATATCGTTTCAAACATCAATCTGATTGGATTTCCTGTTAACCTTACCTGTTCATATGAATAAAATCGATCAAACTACCTACTCACATTTAACCAATTCACAACTGGCACAACTCCGAAAAGCTTGCAAGATTGCTAACTTAGATTTCAAGGCAATGGCTTGTCGTCCTAAGGATGGTTTGCAACTTATTAAGGATGTAGAAAATAGAACTGGAGTGAAACTGTAATGAAAATAAACCAACCAAACGACAATTCTTTATATATTACCATTGGTGACTATGTTTACTACTTTGATGATTCCATTGATGGCGAGGTTATCGTTAACCGATGGCGTAAAGAAGATGAATGTAAAGATGATTGGCAACCAGAGGAGCTACAAGAGTGAGCGTAACCGAATACTTAACCGACCACAAAATGAAACTTAAATATCTACTTATCGGCTCCAGTCACATGGATGAAATTGTCAAAATCTTTAAAGCTAATGTTACAATGGATGTTATCAATGAACATTTGAAATCTTACCTAAGCGAGATTGATTGCTTGCAAGATTTAACCGATCAATTTGACGAGCTACAAAGGCAATTAAAAGACGAGGGTTATGAGCACGATACATTTGATGTGATTGAGTATTACCTGTGCGAGTACGCTGATTCCTTTGTAACTTTACAGGAAACCGAACTATTATGAGCGTCACTGAATACTTAACCGACCACAACGGGAACCAAGTTGCTTTCTTTTACTACATAGATAGCGAGCGTTTTCGTACCTGTCCGCAACTTGTTTGGCAGTGCCGTGACTATCCGAATTTTAGTGGTACATGTGCGAGTAAATCGGAGTTTATAGAATGTGCAAAGCAGGTGTTAAAAGAATTAAAGAAAGTACCTGTCTGCAAAGATTGCGGATTGACAAGTGCTAAAATGGAGGCACAAAGTACCTGTCCAGATTGTTTAACCGAAACTAATACTAATAAATAAATAATGAATGATACTACTTATAAAAAACCTAAATCATGGAAAGAGGCAGAAGCTTTACCTTTTGTTTCATTCATCGAGAAAGAACCTAACCGACCATCTGATGAGCCTAGTATATGGGTTCAACTGAATGATGATTTTGACAATCCAGTTACAGGAGAATTGGGTAGTGGGTTTTACGTGTGTAACTTCTATGACTTCTTGAGTCATTACTGGTTCTAATTACAACTAACTATACCATTATGAACTTACTTAAAGATATTAACTCTGATTTAGATAACGCTAACAATGGTGAACCTACTGAAGATTTACCTGTACGCTTTACCGAAGAACAAATCATAGAATGGTTGGGTGATCCTGACTGGTCTTACTCTGGAATTGTTGAGACATTTACGGACTTAGCCAATGGTGACTACACTGTTGAGAACATGAGAAAGGATATTCTTGAAACCGAAGATGACAACTAATACAAATAATTATGAATACTACTATTGAAGAAGATAAAGAAATATACAGCGGTGTTGTCCGCAACCATGAAGTAATGTTACGAGCCTTAGATGAAGATACTTGGATTGTAGATGTCCGCAGAGATTCAGATGACGAATATATTACAGGCTATGAAACAGAAGATTACGAAGAAGCTGAAGAGATGTATAAATTATACTTAAACCATCTTGAAATATATGGAGGCGATCAAATCGATATCTGTTTTGAATAATACTAATCCAGAACATCTTGAAACCTTGGACGAACCATCCTTGCAAATCTTGATCAATCATTACCTGTCCGTAGCTGAGAAACTACCTGATAATTTAAGTGTCCGTGAACGACTCGTGGAGCTACAACAAGAACTACTAAATAGAACTTCTTATTCATCCATTGAGGGTGTTATAAGACAAACAACCGACAACCCAATTAAATGATAACCGAAGGAGAATATATGATGACATTACTAGGATTTGGATGCTTTATGATTATTGGAATTTTAATCTTAGCGTGGATACATGACGAACTATGAAAACAGAAACATTACTTGACCCTATTGACATGATCGAGGAACTTATGTTCCACATGTTTAACAACGATATGAACCGAGAGTTGGACGGAAGATGGCTTGACCTTTACCTGTCCTTACAATTATACAAAGAACACCTAGAGAAATTAGAAGATGAGTAGTTACGACAACTGGTTATCCGAACCTTACGAAGATTATTATTATGAAGCAGAAAAAGAAAGACGAGAAAGAGAGTATCATCTGGAGAACATTAGCGTACTTAAAACCGAAGAAGACATTGAAGATTACCTGGCCTACTACAACATCGATGACCCAAGAGAAGAATAAAGGTATCTTTTGGGAAGCTGAAGCTGACATACTGAGAGATGAACTACAAAGAGTATTACGAGACCGAACTAACTGATATTCCGTGGGATACTAAGATCGATCAGAAGGCATTGCATGAAGGATGTCGTCACTTCTGGAGTAACACAGAGATCACTGGATTTAAGCGGGATAAGAACGGTGAGTATGTCCGTGACGCGGACGGTAAGTTAATAGCTTATCGTACCAACAAGCAACGGGTGATGACAAAGGATTGGTTTAATAATTTGTACAATACATGAGTGATACACGGGGACATGTTTGGCGTATGCGTGAATGGGGACGGACGCAGTACCGTAACCGACAAGCAAAGCTACGAGCAGAGGGTGAGTCTAGTAAGACTGAATCTGCGAAGAGAATGCTTAGAGTAATGTCACCTAGATTGGGTAAGAGGGTAGAGGATTTCATGTACACCTTTGGAGGAAACACTGAACACACAACACCGCTTTTTCTTACCTTCATATTAGACATGTGTCCGTATCAGGTGAGCGTGTTAGCTATACAAACATTCCTTGATAACCTCCAATTTAACTTACCTGTCGGCAGGATGGCTTACAAGATAGGTAAAGCATTCGAGAACCAAGCACGATGGGACAAAGCATTAGAGACTATGCATCCTAACAAGCTTGACCTGTTAGCACTGGATGACAGGAGTAAAGCAATGAAGCTTAAACAGTTCTATCAATATGAAGAGGAACGGTTCACGCTGTGGGATAGTAA